GATGTAAATCCTAAATTTCTTTCTCCTGCTCTAGTACCAACTACTCTTGATGGACCAAGAACTTTTTCTACAGCTTTCGCACCAAATTTACTAGATAAAACTGATCTACTATAATTTCCTTTTACAGCTTGTTCTAAAGTCATTTCAGCTGGAATTTTTGCAAAATTTGGAATGAATCCACCACTTGCATATGGATTAAATCCATATACTGAATTAAATTGACTTTGATAATTTTTTCCAGCACGACTTCCCATTGGAGGCATAATTGCTGGTTGACTCATTCCAGGAAATTTTTTAACTTTTTCTGCTGAATTATAAGTTACAGAACCTTCTCCAGGAATATTCATTTTGCGAACATATCCAGGAGAATATCCACCAGCTAATGCTCCTAAAATTTCTGAACTAGCAAAATTAGGAATAAATCCTCCGCTCTTAGCTTTTAATGTTCCACCTTTAGCAGAAACTCCTTTACCAATTAATCCGCCAGTTAATGTAGATGATAGTGCAGCTGCTCTTTCTCTTTCTATTGTTTGTTGTCTAATAATATTTAATATTTTAGTTTCTACATCTAAAACACTTATTTCTTTATTGTAAACTGATTGGACAAGCGCAGTTTCTTGAGACAAGACTTGATTTATTTTTGCTTGAATTGCTGCTCTTTCTTCGGATTTTGTATTTAAATTTAAAATTGTTTGTAAAGATTGAGCTGCAAATTTTCCTAAATTAAAAACTAATTTTGTAACAACAGCTGTTAATAAAATAACTCCAGGACCACTTATAAAACTTCCAATTCCTTCTAATATACCTTTTCCTATTTTACTGCCTATTCCTTTTCCATCAATATCAATACTTTCTAGTCCTTTATTTAATAAATTAAGTAAATTTTCTATTGTTGGACCAAAAGATATTTTACCAATATCTGCTCCTACTTTACTTAAATTAACAAATGTTTTGTTGATCAATGCAGATAATGTTTGATTTAATGCTTCATTTCTTGTGATAGCTTCATTTGTGGCACTTGATGCAACTTTAAGTGCATTATTATATGTAGAGTATTCTTTTTGTAAATCTCCTAAAGCAGCTTTTAAAATATTAATTTGGAAAACGCCACCAACTAATTCTCCTACTTGAGCTTTTTGTGAATCTGCTAAAGTATTAAATGTATTAGAAAGATTAGACAATACTTGAATTGCTGGTAATGTATCGCCTTCTAGAGTTCTTACTTGAATTCCTAATTGCTCTAATTGATCAAGAGTTTCTGTTCTTTGAATTCTAGTAAAAATAGTTTTCAAGGAGTTACCAATTACTGCACCACCTCTAGCAGTAGTTTGCTGAACACTTGTTACGATTGCTAATAATTGATCAAAATCAACTCCTGCGTCAGCTGCAGATGATCCTACTCGTTTAATAGCTTCTGCAAGATCAGCACTACTTACTGCAAATGCAGCGTCAACATTTGCTAATTTATTAATAATAGTTGTAGAATCTAATCCAGCTTTATTAAAACTATTAATTGTTGCTGTTAAGGCTTCTACTGCACTGACTGTATCAAGTCCACTAAGACGAGTTAGAATAAGAGCATCTCTTGTTCTTTTTAATGTTTCTTCTAAACCTAAGCCTTGACGAGAAAGTTCTGTAGCAGCTTGAGCAACAACATCAAAAGTTTGACCTGTATTTTTAGCAATATCAAATAAGCTACTTCCAAATTGATTTAATGTATTGGTACTAACATTTAATATAACATTAATATCTGTTAGAGATTTTTGAACATCTATTGTACTTTTAATTAAAGATGTAAAAGCTTTTTCTACAGTATATATTAAACCTGCACTAGCACCGAATGCGATAACACGAGCATTAGATGCATCTAAAGATTTTTGAAATTCATTTGCTGCGCCAGTAATACGTCCAAGTGGCTGAGTAAAGGCTTTTTCATTTAATCCTTTGAATTTAAAATCACGCGCCAAGGCGCTCTGAATATCTCTTTCGAGTTGCCTTGTATCTGCTCCTACTGAAATTGAAGCTGAAGTCCTAGCCATGCCTTATTCCTTTGCTATAAGGAATTACACGAAATATTATTAATTATGATAGTATTCCCTACTAAACTCCATGCATTTTCATTAAATCTTCCATGCTTAATGTTCCACCTTTTTTCAATGCTTCTTTATGTAAACTTATGCCATTTTCGTCTTTGCCTATTTTAGCTAGATCTTCTTTTTTAGCTCCTACGATAGAAGTAGCAATTGCGCCTTCTGTTTTCTTTTGATTACTTTCATTTTTACTTAATACTTCTTCTACATTTTTACTGCTTTCCAACCAATCTATAAGCTTATCTGGATCTTCGTAATATTCATCTGGTGGTTTATGTTTAGCCTCAGATAATGCATTTTTAAAATATCTAGCATAACCAAAAACTTCCATTTGATAAAAAGTCAAGTAAACAATAGGTTTTCCATACATATAATAAGGGTTATCATCTGATAGATTAAATAAACTAAGATAATATGAAGATAATGCAATTTTTTTGAGATTTTTATCAACATAATTTTTATTCATATTGTTATAGATTTCTAGAATTTCAGATAGATCTCTATTTTCAAGTTCATCAAACTCTTGTTCTGAGAAGAATTTGTTTTTTAAATCTTTATCCTTAAATAAAGAATTAAACATATAGTATTCATTTACTTTCTTATTAGCGTAATCCTCTACTGTAAAACCTAGTAAATCTTTTCTTTCTGCGATTAATGTGAATAATTTTATATTTTCTTCATTAATTTGTTTATTTATCTGAGCAATATCATCATTTTTAAATAGTTTAGACTTGGTTTGTTTTAAACCAGAAATATAAGATTTTATTTTTTTAATTTCTTCATTGTTTTCTACTGACCAAAGTTTTTCTTTTATAATATATTCTTCTTTTTGCTCTTCTGTTGGAAGACCATTTCTCTTGGCTTTTTGTATAAATTCTTGCTTGATGTGATCAATATCACCAGAATCAATACTAGTATTATGTTTAAAATATAACTTATTATTTTTATAATAAGCTATTGTGTAGCCTTTTAATATATCAACAAAAAGAATCCTAAGCTTGTTTTTGTCTATTGTGTCCAATCATTATTCCTTAGTTTTATCTTCTTTTTGAGTCATTCCAAGAAGTTTTTCAAATTCATCTTGAGAAGCAGCTCTACCAATATACCAGAAACTAATCAAATAAAGAAGTTTTTGCAAAGCTAATTTTTCTAAATTGCTATCACTTTCTTCAATTTCATCGTATCTTTTAATTTTTTCTTCATAAGAACCTTCGTTAAATAGTTCTTTGAATTTCTTATCATCACCTTGAATGAGACTAAGTTGAAGAACCCACCACATAATAGTTTTATTTCTGGCTCTATTTTCTGCAGTTTGTTCAAAAAGATTAGCTTGAGCCATTTCATATTTTTGTAATCTTTCTCTGGCATCATTCATTTTTGCAATAACAACTTTGAGGTTTTCTTTCTCTTCATCACTGCGAATAGATTCTTCTTTTATAGATAACTTTTGAAATTCATTTTGAAGATTAAAAAATTCAATATAAAGTTCATTATATTCTTTTTGTTCTTCGTCACTTAGTACGCCACCATCATTATTAAATCTTTTAGCTAATAGAGCGCGAGTTAGTAGTCCAGCCTTAATTCCTTCTGATAATCTAACTCCATAAAATAGTTCTGCTTCATCAAATAAGCTTCTTGTTGGTTTTTTAATAGCTAATTTAACTGGAACAGTAGTTTTGACTTTAGAAGTAACCTTTACTTCTTCACCTTTTTCATTAATAGAAACATCTACTTTTTCTACTTCTTTTTCTTGATAGATATCGAATTCGAACATTGTTTTCATATTTTTTCTCCATTATTATTAATTAAATCTTGTAAATAGTTTTTAATTTTACCATAGTAAACTACTCCGCCAATTGTTTTGATAAATTGATGCTTTTTATTATCATCCCAATTTTGGTAGTTTCTAATAAAATTAGGATTCTTAAATGTTGTTAAGGTTGGTCTTAAAATTCCAAAATTATCTTTTAAGCTTTTTTGTATGCTTTGTACAGAAAGGTTTCCTTCGATTATTTCATCTATAGGGAAATTATAATTTAATTTCTTTGCTTTCATTTAAGTGTTATATTGATTTTACTGAAACTTTCTTCTATTTCTCTTACTGCATCATTAGCGTTATCGAGGACTCTTTTACGTATTTTTTGATAAGTTTCATCATTTATATTATAGCCAGAATCACTTAGATCTTCAAGAATAAAAAAGAAATTCTTGTAGATATTTGTAATTTTCCTCTTTATCTGAAAAAGAGTAATATCTTTTATAGGATCGTTTTCCATAATCTTTTACCTTTATCTAACCCTTTACCTTGACTTGAATTACACAAAAAATAACCCCCACGAGAACGTGAGGGTTATTTTATAACTTAATTTATGTATTATTTATTAATATTGTCCGTTGATAAATAATCCATTGTTAGTGTCTTGAGGTCCACCAACTTGACTTTGCCATGTTAGGGTAACTGTTTTATTGCTACCGATATCAGAACTATATTCTTGACTTACTAACTTAGCGCCTTTGATTTTGAACTTAGCCATTGTCAATGTGCTGTCACTTGGGCTCTTGATTATTACTGATGGGCTGTATGTTAAGCTGTCATCATTAACCAAGTTAGCTAGGTTACCAGTTACCATATCAGTTACTTGAGCATCAACACTTAGATTTACTGTTAATGGGAAGTCGATTGGTCTTGTAAATGCGAATCTGTTGCCTAGTCTTTGAATTGGAGTACGACCTAAGTCAAAGCTGATATTATAACTTTGAATATTCATTACTGTTGTATCTACTCCACCAACACCAGTTTGAGCTTGAATATCTAAAGTGATATCTCCTGGGCGAAGTGCGCTGATTGCATTTCCACTACCAATACCAACATTTTGAACTGTTGCTGGTAGTTGATAATAATTTGTTAAAGCTGCACCATTAATAGGGTTAATTGCAGGAACAAAATTTCCACTTAAACCCTTTTGGAAATTCATATTTAATCCTTCAACACTGATTGATGCTGTTGGGAAGTTTCCTACAGAACCTTCAGTTGAATAAGATGAAATGAATGCGTTACCAATTCCGATAACTCCGTTATTTCCAGATGTTGCATCAGTAAAGCCTACTGCATCATTACCTTCTGGTACTGTGCGGATAAAATAATTTCTTTCGTCTTGAGTAGCATTTAAAATTCCAGAGATAGCTGAAACGTTAGAATCAACGTTACCAGAAACTACTGTAAATCCTAGATAATTTTCATTTGAAAGATTTCCTAGAATATAACTCATATCTAATGAAACTGTTGGACTGGTCAAAATTACACGATCAATTGCGGCGAGTTGTCCGAATTGATTAACATCTGTACGATCAACATTAAAACTGTAGTTAGCAGTTTGAATTCTTTGTAACTCTTTTACTAGATTAGAACTTGAATCCATTACATTTGAACTTCCACCGATTCCAGGTGTGAATGTTCCATAGTGGTATCCAGTTGCTGGAGATGGTCCAGCGTAAAGAGCTTCTGATTGATAAATTATACGATTTCTTGGCATATTAGTTATTCTCCATTTATTGTTATTACACCGATTTTTTTATTTTTTCTACTTTTTTATTGCCTTGGATATCTATTTTTTGATACCTCAAAATCAACAAAAGCAGAGTATACATTTCTATTTAAGCTATTCGTAGCTGTAAGTAGTCTTGTGTCAGTTTTAGTAACATTCACTTCATTAATAAATAAATAATCATCAGTATTACGTTTATTTGCAGTATAATCAATATAATTAAAATTATTGCCAGAAACATTAACTGATCCTAGTGCATTAAATGGCATCTCATCTGGATATATTAATGGTATTAATGTACGACTAGTATCCCTCATTATACTTGTTACAGCATCAAGACTAAATACGCTATCAGCTAATATAACGGCGCGAACATTACCTACTGTTTGGTCTAAGCCACCAAAAGCAAGAGGTTTATTTTTACCACCTTGATATTTTAAATATATAACAGGATAAGTCTCAGAACCGATAGGTAATCCAGTTGGATTTTGATATGTTTTAGGATTAACTTGATATTGTGTTTCAAATAATAAATTTTCTTCTGTTTTACTAGTTAAATATATATTGAAATCTTTAACAGCATAGTTTCCACTTAATGCTTTTGTAGGATTTGATATTGGTTGACTAAAATATAATTGACCTTCTGTGGCATTAATTCCACTTAAATTATTTTGTCCAGGAACTGTAAAAACCCCATTAATATAAACTCCACTTATAATATTAGCGCCAGTTATAGAAGAATCTATAACCATTTGTTTTAATGGTGCGCCATATGTATAATATCCATATATTAAATTTGGAAGAGGATAAAATGTACTTTGATAATTAGTATAAGCTTCGCCTCTAATTGAGATTCTATTATCTATCCAAAGCAACATGCTAGTCATTAAAATATTATCAAATTGTGGTATCATTTTATTTTAAACTCTTTATAAATTCATTATAAAGCTCTGTCATATATTTTACAGGTTTATAAGCAGTAGTTCTAACTTTATTTTTAGATTGAATTCCTCTTCCAGATCTACTTGCTGGAAATAATAATCCATAAACATAATAACCGAATCCAGAAATTCCATCCTCTACTCCTTTTACCCAGCTTCTGCCTCTTTCAAAAGGTAGTGGTGTTGCAGTCTTGATTTCATCCAAAGAAGGAGTAAAAACATTAAATTTTAATTGAAGATTTCTTTTATCAAAAGTTGAGTTCTTATCTAAAAATGTATTTTGTTTTATTAGTTCTGTTAGATCTTCTACTGGTTTATCTTGAGCATCAAATCCAATAAATGCAAAAAGATTTTCTTTTCCATTTAAAGTTGAGCTAATATTTTCGCCATCTGGTCCATCATTTAATTCTTTTGATACTGGATGGTCTTCTATTTTATTTATATATTGATCTAGATTTTCTTTTAAAATTTCCTGAGCGAAAATGATTGCTTCTTTTTTAAGAACATCTTGATATGAACTTGCAATCTCTTCTTTAAGTTGTCTGAAATTGATCTTAGCAGCCATATTATTTTGTCTGCTCCAATCCGTATACATAATATGTATTGTTTAAATATTTTTTAACAACATCTTCTGTGATAACATTCCAAGTTTTTCCATCAAATTCAATTTTTATAGTTCTTCCAAGAGCAATAAAATCTCTTGCGTCCTGTCTAACTTTTAAAGTAACATCTCCTCTTGCAAAAACTAACTTTAAATCACTATTAACTGCATCTACGTCTCTAGAATTATTATAAAAAATTCTACCATTAAATGTTCCAGTTATAGGAATATAAGTAAAATTTACTGCATCTGAACTTGATCCATATCCATATAATGGAGCATTTTGAACTTGATCTACAATTCTAATTGGTTCTTTATGAACAACAAATGGTCTTGAGAAGTAAGTGAAAAAATCATCATAATCTTGCGAGAATTCTGCCGCAGTTGTTGAGTTTATAAAGCTCATAAAATTATGCTGAATACCAAATTGTTCTTATATTATAAAAGGCATTCCTATAAAGTGGATCATAAATTCCTGGGACTGTATCATCACCAGCAACTTGAACTGGGAAGCTATTGTTGCTCTTGTATTGAGTGATCAAATCTTTTAATTCATCATATTCTTGTTTTCTAACTGATATGTAGCTTTTTAAGATTTCATTTTTATTAGCTTTCTGAACGCTACCAATATCATCTTTAATTGAGATAAAATCTGTTGAGGCTAGACTTCCTGTACTTTTGATTCTAAGGTCGAAAAAATATACAGAATACATTTTTTTAAATATATACTTTTCCATATCTGAAAGATTTGGAGCTATTTCAAATGTTGTACTATCTACTGAAAATTCAGTATTAAGTCCATTATTTAAACCACCAATATTTCTTCTTACCCAAGCAGCTATAGCCGCAATACTAAGATCACTAGGTTCGCCCAATTCTTCATATATTTCTTGGGCAATAGAGGCTACTGTATTTGTAATCATATAATAAATTACACTATAAATTAAAGAGATTACCAAACTGCTAGAGCTGTTCTTTTCCAACTATTTGTGGCTACACAAACATATAGATAATTTGAATCTGTGGCAAGACTATATTGAGTTCCAGCGCTAGTTGGAGTTGCTGGAGGAGATACAAAAGAGCCACCACCACCTTCGCCAATTAAAAGAACACCAGTCCCATTAACTGTTGGTCTAGAAGCGAAATTTTTAACTCCAGATATGGTTTGATTTCCAGTATTATATACTATATTATTAGCAAAAACTTTATCAAAATTTCCAGTTTGAGCTGAAATATTTTTTGAAACATAAACATTTCCATTTAGATTTATTCTTCCAGTTGGGAAAGGTCCTCCAGGAGTTAAATCAATAGAACTATAATGCATATCTATAACACTAGATGAATCTTCTTGATCAATAATACTATTTAGAGTTATTCTGTTTGTATAAATATCATCATTTACAGCTATATTACTAAAAAGTTTATATCCAGTTATTACTTGATAACCAGTAGTATAAACTAAATTAGGAGCTGTTATACCTGAAGTAAAAGTTTTAACTCCACTTATAATTTGATTTCCAGTTGTATAGACGATAGTTGATGGTAAAACTACAGCCGAAGCTTCACCACTTAAAAGTACTCCAGTACCATTTACTGTTGGACGATTAGAAAAACTTGCATTTTTAAAAGAAGCTGTTATATTATCTGCGTATAAATTTCTTGTTCCATTTATAAGAATATCATCTCCACCATCGAAATTTAAAGCTCCATTACCATTTGTAATATTAAAAATAGCTTCCCCAAGTTGTATTGAATTTCCAGCGGATTGTATTACAACATTTTGTTCATTTGGACCACCAAATCCATTTATTATTAATTTTTGATAACTATCTTCTAAACTTTCTCCAGAAATATATCCAACAATTTTACCATCTGGAGCTTTAATATTTATTCTTTCGAAAGTTTTGGCTCCACTTATAACTTGATTTCCAGTATTATAAACTAAATTCGATGCAGTCAATTCCCCAGATGAAAGACTAACATTACCATTTACTCTGATTTGATTATTAATATTTATAAAGTCTTGTGTAATTTTTAAATTTTCAACCATACCAGTTTTATAAACTGTAATGTTTTTATTTGCGTTATAAGTATCTAAAATATTAAAACTTATAGAAGAAGATCTTAAATCAATTTGGCCATCATAAGTTTCTGTTGGTCCCCTGCCACCATGTAAAGCAATTCCTCCTCCAAAATAACTTCCACTTCCTCCAACTATTTTTATTCCTCCGCCACCTACTACAAACGGAGAAGGAGCGTATACATTATCCATCGCTTTAAGATTTAAATTAAACTGATCTAGAGCAAAATTGTAATTTATACCTGTTGTTCCAGATATTGTATTTACAATAATAGAATTTTGGAAAGTTTTATTTCCACTTATAGTTTGATTGCCAGTTATGTATACAATAGTATTTGGTAGTGTTCCTCCAGCAGAAATTCCAGAAACATATCCACTTAGAGCATTGATTTTATTATTTAAAACAATACCAGTAAATATTAAATCTTCATTTATAGCAATATAACCATTTCTGCCAGTGGGAATATATAAATTAGTATAATTGCCAGGGCCTTGAACAGAGTATAATTTATTTTCACTTGGAGTAATTCCAATACCGAATACAAATCCTGCCGTTCTACCATCATAATTATTAAAAAGTGCTTCCGCCTCTCGAAAAACTATGCTATTATCTGCGCCATTTGGCGAATCATATATAATTAAATCACCACCATTAATTCTTATATTTCCATCAACTTGTAATTTTTCAGATGGATTATCTGTGCCGATACCGATATTGTCGCCTGTCCAGTATAAAACTGGTGTTCCAAGCTGATTGGCTAAATATCGTTCATTCCAGTCTAAAGATGTGAGGCTACCATTTGAGTCATATAATTGCCTATTAGCCCATGCAACAGAATTAATTTGATTGGGATCAAATAGACTGGATTCTTCTGTACTAAATATAAGACTACCATCAGCTTGTCTTATGTATACAAATTCACCATCAGTATAAAGATAATGATTACTTCCTATTCTATTATAAAATCCACTAAGAAGTACATCACCATAGAAGCTCTTGTTTCCATTTATACTTTGATCGCCAGATATTAGTACAGCTTGACTTTTTACATAATTTTCTGTAGCAATATTATCAAATGTTGATAATCCACCATTTCGTGATCCTGTGCCAATTTTAAATTTATTAATATTTTTACTATAGCCAATAATTGCGCCATTATTACTTGCTCCAGTAAGACCATCGCCAGTAACAAAAAATACTCCTCCATCAACTGCTCCACCAGTAATATTTAATAAAATATAATTACTAGGAACATTTGTATTTGATATATTAGCTATTGTTTGAGTTCCAGTTACAGTAAGGTTATTAATAGAAACATTATCATAAAATGTTTTATTTCCATAAATACCTTGATTTCCAAAAGTTAATACAGAAACTCCGCTAAGTGAATTTAAACTAGAAATTGTTGCATAAGGAGTTAAATCTATGCCTGTTAATACAGCATTACCATTAACTCTTGGAGTATTTGTTAAATTAACATTTCCATTTACTATTTCTACATCTACGCCAGAAAGAGAAATTACATCAATATTATTTAAATCTAGAGCATTAAAAACTCCAGTACCAGAAACTTGAATATTATTCAAGAAAGTTTTAATTCCAGAAATACTTTGATTACCAGTGGTATAGACGATAGTTGATGGTAAAGCTCCAGCTTCACCGCTTAGTAAAAATCCAGTACCATTGACTGTTGGTCGAGATGCAAAGGTTTTAACTCCACTAATAATTTGATTTCCAGTAATATAAACCACTTGATTGGCTAAAGCATAAGAGTTTAAATTTACTCCAGTTAAAACTTTATTACCAGATACATATATATCTCCAGATACTCTAACACTAGAATTAACAATTTGAATAGTAACACCATCAAAATAATAATCTGACATTAATAGATTTAAATTTTGAATTGTTGCTATTCCTTGAATATCTACATCATTTGTAAAAATTTTATTACCAGAAATGATTTGATCTCCACTGGTATAAACAAGATTAGGAGCAGTAATTGGTGTTGTAAAAGTTTTAATTCCAGTAATTATTTGGTTTCCAGTTGTATAAACTAAAGTAGTTGGTAAAACTACAGCTGAAGCTTCACCACTTAAAAGTACTCCAGTTCCATTTACAGTAGGACGAGAAGCGAAAGTCTTAATACCAGAAATAGTTTGATCTCCAGTAATATAAACTATAGTATTTGGTAAAATTATAGAGGATGCTTCTCCACTCAATAAGAATCCAGTTCCATTTACAGTTGGTCTAGATGCAAAGGTTTTAACTCCACTAATAGTTTGGTTGCCAGTATTATAAACTAGATTATTAGCATAAAGTTTTTGAAAAGTTCCAGTTTCTGCAAAAACATTATTAGCATTAACATCTTTAAAAGAAGCTGTTGTATCAGGCGCAAATATTGCTGATCCTACTCCATTTATAAAAATTGCATCAGTATTATTAATATTAAGAAATTCATTAGCTGCGTCAATAGTTATTCCATCTTCTCCAAGTATCATTGATGCTTGAGAACTATTTAAATGTATATATGATGGAGCACCGCCTGCATTGATATACAAATTAGAATCTCCACCATATGCACTTCCAGAAATACTACCACCTATACCATTTTGATTTGCAAAAACTATTTGATTTGCAAAAGTTTTATTACCAGATATGGTTTGATTTCCAGTAGTATAAACTATATTATCTGCACTTGTAATTACTTTTTTCCAAGATCCATTTTTTCTTATATATAAATTGTCATTTATTTTATTATAAATTGAGCCATCATTTTGAGTTGGTAGATTTCCTGTTTGAATTGAGAAACTTGCTCCACTATTTTGTGAAAGATTTATTGAACCACCTCCATTTGAGATATTAATGCTTCCGCCATAACCAAGATCCCCTGCAGAAAAATTGATTGTTCCTCCGTCATATCCATCTATGAGAATTATCTCATTGTCTTGGTTTCTACCAATCCCAATTGCGTTGCCTCCATTACCAATTATAGATCCAGCTTTTCCACCTTTTGCATTATTTGCCTCTGCGGCACCACCTCCTCCTACCAAAGTTAAAAATCCTCCATTTCCACCAACAGCATCAAGACCGTATATTGGAAAACCATTACCAGCGCTAATATCTATTGATCCACCTTTTGAAGCTGTGGATGTACCAAAAAATTTAATAGACCCACCATTGTCTTTTCCATCAATAAAAGCACCTGATCCGTATTCACCACCTGCTAAATTAATACTACCGCCCTTATCTGATATATTGATACTGCCACCATTACCATTATACCCAGCAGAAAGATTTATTGATCCCCCATTATAATAATGGGAATCATCTGTCTGACCAATCATGGTAATACTTCCACCCATTGCACCTGGACCTGAAGTCACACCTCGTAGGTCAATACTACCGCCATTATCTGATGTATTAATACTTCCTCCTTCACTTGAAGTATTTATGTCTCCACCACCATTTGATGTATTAATTGATCCTCCTGCGAAGTCATTATTTGCTGACATATTAAGAGATCCGCCAGCTCCACCAGCATTACCTCTAGATATTATACTTCCACCCATCTCCTCATTGCCACCACCACGAAGATCAATTGTACCACCTTCTCCACCTAATCCACCTAATAAAATTGAACCACCTCGACCATATTGAGTTGCAGATAAATCAATATTTCCTCCTTGAAAACGACCAATATATTCATTATCAGCAATACTTCCTCTAGATATAATAGATCCACCATAATTAGATAAATCAATACTTCCCCCAATCCCTTGTTCACCTCCTCTTAAATCAATACTTGCACCACTAGAAAAATATATTGGAGAATAAAAAGTTTTACTTCCACTAATATTTTGATTCCCACTAGTATAAATAAGATTAGGAGATAAAATTGGTTCTAGAAAATTTTTATTTCCTTGAATATTTTGATCACCAGTACGATAAACAAGGTTAGGAGCAGTAACAGCTAAAACAAAACTTTTATTTCCTTGTATAACTTGATTCCCAGTTATCCTAACATATCTTAAATCTAATTCGCCAGTATTAACAAATCCACTTGGACCAACTGGACCTATCGGACCAACTGGACCAATTGCTCCACTTGGACCTATTGGACCTTGTGGACCAGGAGCGCCCATTGTTATTGTTGTAGTCTGAGCAGAAGGCGGAGCTACAACATTAGTGTTGACAGGGCTTGGTATGCTTACCGATACATTATAATCTGCCATAAAATTATATTGTTACTTCTGGAGAAACTATAAATTTACCTCTTAATAATTTAATAGCATCGCCAGTAAGATTAGATGCTTTATATCTTTCTATATCATAAACAAAAGATCCAATTGGTAGATTTTGTGTTTGATATGAATTAACATTTATATTAATTATTCCAGAAGGAAAGTATTCTCCATAAGTACCACTATAAATACTTGGATTAAATTGTAATAAAAGCATAGAATCACCACTATAAGAGTAACTATACCTAACTTGACCCCTAACATCGTACCCACTTAAATTGATATTATTTCCATAGGAGTCTTTTACTGTGAGAGTTAAACTTAAAACATCGCCTTGTATAGTTTCTATATTATATGAGCTTGCCATATAGAAAATTACACATTTATCTCAAGAATATATTAAAATTAATAAAAATATGGTAGATAAACTGTACCTAATGAAATATTGCTAACAGATATATATCCTTGTCTAGTTCCCATTACAAGATCTGCTCCAAAATTAGTACTGATTCCAGTATATAAACTAGTACCGTCATTAAACCCAGTAACATACCATCCAGTTTGAGGAGTTCTATTGTATGGAGTAATATCATTTTTATAATATATTCCAGAAGTATTACTATCAACAACTATCCATGCTGGAGAGAATTGAGATCTAGTATGATTACCATATATAATATTAAATCCATTCGATCCAGTATAAGAAGTAGTGCTATATATATTAAAATTATTTAAAAATAAAGTTGAAGTTCCACCAAATTCTTGAGAATTAGATACTAAACTAGTATAAGCTCCAGAATCATATGTAAAGCCTGATATAGATATTCTATCTGCTAATTTATCATAATAAGGGTCTTGGAATGTATTAGTAGCAGATGCTGACCCATTCGGAACTAAAGCATTTGATATAGTATCAAATTCACTTTGAATTATAATATTTTCACCATTAATTTTAGGTCTATTTGCAGAATCAAGTCTTATTTCAGATGGACTAATTTCTATTTTATTATTAACTGTTGCTAGTGAGATTGTTGCTACCTTATCATCTCCTGTTGGTGTATAATTAATTCCAATAAATATAGAATTATAATCGCCAGATCTTATTTCATTATTATTTCCAATAACACAATTTTGAAAACCAGAAACCGTATTAAGTTCACCAAATGCATAACATGATATTGAATCTTCTAAGATATTACTTCTACCTATAGCATATGAATTTACATTATTGTATAATGTATTACCATCTCCAAAACTATAAGAAAAACTATTTAATGTTGTAATATTATTATTACCTACATAAAAATTAGAATTTCCACCAATTGGATTAAATGTATTTAAATAAGTAATTCCAGTTGCAATTTTTAATGATCCAGAATTATAAGATTTTAATCCACTCCATCCTGTGAAATTAGCTCCATCAATTCCACTATAAATCCTTTCAACAATTGTAGATAAATTTCCTGTTCTAACATTATTGTAATATAAACTCCATCCAGTTCCAATATCATAAGTTATTGTATGACCTTTGGTATTATTAAAAGTAGTAGCAAAACGATTGTTTTCTCGATTATAAAATCCATTAACATTATCATTAATATATCCACTCAATCTTCCAGTAGGATTAGGAGTAAATCTATAAGTTGTTCCTAATATATTACCTAAACCACTCCATGCAGTTAAATTATAAGAACTATAAGCTGGATATGTGCCACCAACATCATTACTTAAATCTAAAGTCAATATCCAAGCGTTACCATTTCCATAAAGATTTTGTGAATCATAATTAATTCTTCCATAAATACTATTTGTTAGTCCCATTCCTAAATTTTTACTATATGTAATAAAATCAGTAGTTGTATATAATCCATTAAAAGTAAATCCAGTATATAAATTATTTCCTACTGTATTAGCGATATATTTAAAAAATCCAGTAGCATTTGCACCAGTTAAATTTATTCTATCTAATTTAGTTTCTCCATATGAACCAGTTATAAAAATACCAGAAATATATGGAATATATAAAGAACCATTAGAAGAATTATTTGACCCAATAATGCTATTATTGGTTGTTCCATCCAAATTATTTAAGTCTCCAAAAACTATATCTTGTTGTGAACTTGAATATATTGTATTATTTTTACCATTAACTTTTCCATAAGAACCATTAACAATATTTCCTTCACCAAATATATGATTTCCTGTTCCATCTAATAAATTATTTTTTCCAAAAACTAAATTTAAAGCGCCAGAATTAGAAGTATTTGTATGACCAATACATATTTGATTAGCCGAATTTGTAAAATTATTATCTTTTCCAAATAAAAATAATAAATTATTATTTGTTGAAATATTATTTTCTCCAATATTATATACTTTAGAGCTACCACTTATTTGATGAGCATTTCCAAAAGATGACAATTGATCAGAATTATAAATATTATTTGATGATCCAAGATTTAATGAATTTGTTACAACTGTTTGAATATTATTTGAGCCAATTGAAATTAAATTATCACCACTATCTAGATAATTGATTTTTCCAATTAAATAACAATCTGTTCCAGTTTGTAATGTATTTAAATATCCTAAATCAAATGAACGAAATGATCCAGAATTTAAACTATATGATCCTAAAATATATGAATTAATTGAATTTCTTAATGTATTACGTGAACCAAAATTGTAGCTATTTGTTGAATCAATTGCATAATTCATAAATCCGATATTATGACTACCTATTGTATTTCCAGTTATAAGATCTGGTCTTACTAGAGCATTTATATTATATGCTCCTATATTAACATTATAAACTCCACTGCCAGTAACATTATTTGTACCAATACTAATTGGTAACATTTCTATACTACTTGTTCTTATTGGTCTAGAAAATAAAAATCCATTAAAATTAGATGTCCAAGGTCTAGAAAGTCTTCCAGTTGGACCAGAATAAAGTACTATTGTTGATTCGGTTGATGGAACCTCAATAAACTTGCCGCTTTGATTATTATAAGCTTGGAGATATAAATTACCAGTAGTAATATTCATTTACTATGATTATTACACTTATATCCTTAAGTGTAAGCTGATTTCAAACAAAAGAAATTATTTACCTTCTGATAAAATATCTTTTGCTTTTTTATTTAATGTAACAGCAGGACTCTCTTTTACTTTTGGAATCTTATAAAGTGAAACATACTTTCTAAATTCTAAAACTAATCTTTTTGTAAGAGTTTCACGATTATCAATTGGAACTAATCCAACTTTATTTGCATGAGCTTGTAGATCACTCTTATTCATATCGCTAAGAAAATTGAGATATTCCTTCTCATCAGTTGTTTTATATCTTCCGCTACCATTATCACCCCAAATTTGGTCTAGTGTTTTATATTGAATATTTTCAATCTTTCCATGGGTTTGTGACATATTGTTTAAATTTGTTTTTTTTCTGCTCATAATATCTCCTTAACTATATTATAAATCTAGTAGCGCCAATTTCTAATATTTTATTCAAAAAAAAGACCCAGTAGGGATATACCTACTGGGCCTTTGATTTTTATCTAATTTTTAATTAGACAATAATTCCAGATATTACACGAGCGTCGATACAAACGCGACCCTCTTCGAGAGAACCGTAGAAACCAGTTTTCTCAGAGCGAGCAACGAATTGATCATCTGGAAGAACAGTGAATGTTCCACCAGTTTCGTTTTGACGAGCGATTGGGCGGATAAAGCCTTCTCTGCTTAGGTCAAGACCAACGATAATTTCTCTTGTAACGCTATCAAAAGTTTGTGAACCTTTGAATGCATCGAATAGAGCATTATATTTTGCACCTACGCCTAGTTCAACGAGTTCATGGAGGGTTACGCCATAAAGCTCTTGAGCACCTGCACCACGATAGATTTCTTCACGGACGCCATCAGGAAGATTTGTTCCTGCTGTGCCAGTTGTGGTGAATGGTTGGTAAGCGAATGCACGGATATCGCCCTTGATTTCTGGACTAATGAATAAATCTGTTAGTCCGAATGAATCAGTGGTTGTACCACCAGCATAAGAGGTATTAATTCTTTTTACTAGTGTCATTAGGTTATTTAAATCACCCAATGCGAATGTACCAGCTGTTGCAGCTGTGGTGATTTGACCACCAACAACTCCGTTGTTTGTTCCAACGGCTGGAGTACGAGCTTCTGCAAGGGCTTTCAATACTACTGCCCAAGCATTACGTTCTTGTTTTACGAGAACTTCATTGCTCATTCTCTCTACAGCTTTACTAACTACATCAATACGACCACTACGAGCATAGCGCTTTAGGAAGCTTACTGCTGCATCGAGGCGGTATGTAGCGATTTTTAGTTCACTGAATCCTTCTACTGAGGAAGAAGGAAGTCCACCTGCTACATTTTGACTCCAAACTGTAACATAATCTTGACTTTGGTCAAACCATAGGTCAAGAGGGAGACTAGGATTATCATCTTCGTCATAAGGTGCATCAGTATAGATTGCACTGGCTGTGCCAGCTTGCATTAGAACCTTACTTACGACTGGTCCAATGAAAGCGGCAAAAGCTTCGGAAGCTTCGCGGGCTACGGTAGCATCTCTGCTGCCCATAGCTTTTACAAGCTCAACTTGCTCTGTTGTGTTTTTTAATTTGATTTTCATTTTTTATAATTTTCCTTAAATTAGAAGTTGAGTTTGATAAGAGCAACGTTACTTACTGGCTTGCTAAGTAGTGTTCCAACTTTATTGCTTGGTGTAGCATTATTAGCTGTACTATTTACTGTACTTAGTTCACCTGCATTTAGGTTACTTAGATAAACTCCTGCGCCAACAGTGGCTGTATTAGCGATTTCTGTTCCACTATAGACTACAACGCCTCTAGTTAGAACTGGAACGCCTTGTCCACTAACAACTACTCCCTTTTCAGCAGCTTTGCGTGGGAAATGAATTAGCTTTTGGCCGTTTTCATCCAACTCTTGGCATGTTCTGAGGGTAATTCCGAGTGCTGTATCACCTGAGATAGCAGCTGCTACTTTTGCTGTTAAAGCATAGCGATCAGAAACTACGTTTGTGAATGGGAAACCTACTGCACCAGCTAGATCAACTGGTACTACTCCTAGATTTCCTGTTCCACCTGGGGTTGTAGCGGCTACAACTGGTTGAAAACCGTTTCCGACAACTTTAACTACTGTACCTGCAGTGGCAAGAACACCATTAGCGTCTTGTTGTCCACTGAAAGCAAATAGGTTGACTACATCATGTTCGCTGTAGTCTCTGAATGGTCTTAGTATATGTGCCATATTATTTTTCTCCTTATTTGTTTATTTAATATCAAATCCTTCAAGACCGAAAGCTTTGCTATATTTTTCACGTAGCGAAGGCTCAACGGTTGTTGTTGAATTTGGGATTGAATTAGTTTCGATATTTGAATTATCGAGAACTTCATCTACAACTTCGGTTGCAGATTGTTCAGAAGCTGTTGAAGCTTTGACTTCTTCTGCTACTTGAGCAGCTTCGGAAGCTTTAGCTTTTTTCATTTCTTCTTCTTTTGCTTTTTTAGCCATCTTACTTTTTTCTTTCATAAGAACGGCCATCTTATTTTTGTAAGCAGCAAAAGTTTCATCATTCAAATCTTTTACATCAGCAGCTAGAACTTGACGATCTTCATCAGTTAGATCATACTCTTCGTCAAGAGAAGCCATTCTTACGTTAAATGCTTCTTCTTTGATTTTAGCAGCTTTTTCTTCCTCTAATTGAGCAAGAGCGGCTTTTAATTTTTCTAGCTCTTCTTTTACTTTTTCACCTTCAGTAGAAAGTGATTCGTATTTTTCTTGAGCGGCTTTAATAGCGTTATCTTTTTCAGTTCTTTCGGCTGTGAAAGCTTCTGAAGCTTTCTTTAGCTCGTCTTGAATGAAATCGGCTACGCTAGAAGCAGTTACTTGCTTCAAAAGCTCATCTGTTATTTGGTTAATATTTTCTATTTTCATAATTATTCTGTTTATAACTCCTTCTTCATTTACAGTATTTTCTTCGTCTTGTGAAATATTATTTTCGCAAGATACTTCTGAAGAGTCTGACATTTGGTCATTTTCTTCTGGTTTGGATATTTCGATATCCATTTGACTCTCGTCTTTGACGGCTACTCCTTGAACATCAGCAGCAGGATTAGCTGTTAAGCCTATTCCTAATGGAATAACATTTCCTAATACTTGACGATAAATAGATGTATTTTTATCTACTCTACCAGAGCCACCAAAAGCTTTTAAATTTTTCTTTAATTTCTCTTTTTCTTTTTCATCAGAGACAAATGTTGCATCTTCTAGATTTTTATTATTATCATTTAGAAGAACTAAATCATACTCATTAAATCCAAGTTCCCAACTAGCACTAACATTCATGTAATTTTCGCTAGAGGGATCGTTACTTTCTTCAATAAGATTAGATAATTGAGGATTAATAATTTTCCATATTACTCCACCTAGAGTAATATAATAAGGTTCTTTCATCTTTTTTGCTTGATCTTCTGTGATTACTTGATTATCTCCAAACTTACTAAAACTAGCTGTTAATATGCAACCAACAACTTTTGTTCTATCATGTTCAACATTAATTGGTTTATTAACGAAATTCTTAAGCATTTCTACTGCTGTTGAAGAATCAACTACATCACCATTTTTATTAACTCTATTAACTACACAGGCATCGAAAGCAATAGGAAGTAAATCAATATTCTTTTCTGTATCAATATTTGGTACAAATTTCTTTAAACTATCAATAGAAGCTAATGAAAGATATTTATCTTTCTCTTCACTAATTAATGGTTTAACTTGTAGATTTGCAAATGTTGTTGTAAATTCAAAATTCATATTTTTTATATATTGTTATTTAATCCATATATACTTACACCATCTTCTTCATCATCTAGATATAATTCGTCTGCAGACATAAAATCAAAATCATTTAGATTATTTTGTTCAATATCTAAATCAGCTTGATTAAAATCTTCATCAGAGGGTTCTAAATGTACTTCAATTATGGTTTCATATTTAGCTTTAGCTATATCACTATCAGCTTTACGATAAGCATCTTTAACTGGTTTGCCACTTACCATTCTAAGAAACATATTTACTCTAGCCATTGCCCATTGACCTCTTGTTTTTCCTGGTCTATGAGATGAAGAAAAAGCTCCTGCTCCTCTACGATATACTTTTTTAAGTTGAGCTAATGTAACTTTTTTACTATAGTTAGAGTTATGTTCTTTAACTTTATTTTTAAGAGCTTCTATTACTTTTTTAGAAAATTCAATTGCTTTATCACTTTTAGTTCCTGCGCTTCCAGGTTTGTTACGAGATGATCCTTTTTTTCTTTCTGATGGTTTAGATGGGGTTTGAGCAGCAGATTTTGGTCCTTTTCTTTTGGCATTCAATTCAAAGCCGTATTGTTCAGAATTGTAATTCATATTCTTATATATAATATACACAAAAAGGGCATATATTTTTAATTAATTTTAATTATTTAATGAATTTTCTATTAAATTTGCTTCTGCATCTCGTCTTCTGCTCATTCCCTTTTCAATACTGCCACCAATCCATATTCTTTTCATATTTCTTATTTGATTAGCTATAAAAGATAATGCTTTTTGATCAAAAGTAGTTACTAATTTCATACCATCTCTTATTAATTTCATTTCACGGCGACGATCACCTTCTAATGCATTTCCTCGATTAAATACAAGACTAACTAATCCACCTTTTGCATCTTCTGGGAGATTATCAAAATTAGGAAAAGTTTCTTTTGTTAAATTCCAGAACTTTGTTACTGTTTTATTATTAAATACTTTTAATGCAAGATCCCAAGGAATAGTTATATCTTTTAATCCTTTTATAAGATTCTTAGCATTATACCCTTTGATGCCAACAACTTTATATAATCTATCAAAGATTTCTTTGGGCAAATCTTTCCAATCTTCACTAAATTCTGCTTTATTAACATAACCTAAATCATAACCAACACCAATTGTAACTCCACTTTGACCTTCTGGCCAAGTTGGATTTTTTAAAAATTTATTATAGTAGCTTTCTCCACCACCAACTTCAAATTCAAGAATAAGATCTAAAGATTTTTTTGATAACATAATTTTAATATTCAAAATAAAGAAATGGTTGATAAAAATAAATAGAACCACTTGATACTGCATCTTCATTTAAATAATCTTCCCATTCCGCAAAAAACATTTGAAGTGAAACATATTCTGGAAAACCATTTGTTTCATCTGGATTACTAATTGAGGTAGAAAAAGTTGGAATATCGACAGTATCTTGTAAAGTTGTAAAATTATTTAAATACTCAGGATGACCACCTAATTGACGAACTAATGATATAATATTTCTTTTTCTTACTTTTACTGTATTTATATTTGGTCCTAACCATTGAGATCTTGAATTTGAACCAATAGTAAAATATTTGTAAAGATTTGTATTTTTATCGTATCCATTAAATAAATTAACATAACTACTTACTGGTGAATATATATAATCATTAGTCACAAGATTAAAATTCACATAACTTCTATAAATTCCCTTTTGAAAATATAAAACTAATCCTCCAAAATTATTTAATCTAAAATTATCATCTGATTTTACTAAATATGTTACTCCATATTTTATTTTCTTGGCATTGGGTGGTATGGCTACCATTTGTTCTACTCCATATTTCAACCAAGAATTAACACTACTAGGACTAGCAAAAGTTTCATCAGTAATTGTTCTTTGATATGAAGTATGATTATCTAATGGTTTTCCTAATACTGATCCTACTCCAAACATTTTTAATAATCTAGATTGAATTGGGTGTCCTATTGGTAAGATATTATATGGACTATTTACTTCATGAAAAGTTCTATTAGCAAAAGTATGATAATCTGGTCCTGGAATATAAAATAATGGACTATTATGATAATAATTTGTTAAAATTTTAGTAGAAGCTGGGTCTGAATAAATTGGTCCACCAGCAACATAATTTGCATCATAATATGTTGATCCATCATATATTGGATAAGAATTATCAACGTCAAATCTTGAGTTTAATATATAATATTTATCTGTTTTAATTTTTCCACGACCAAGATTTTGTTTTTTAATAGAGATTTTATTATCTTTACTTAAATTAGAGTTAACTTTTAAGCGACCCATTTTATTTAATTATTAATTTTATCTATGGTCTTGTCTAGTATATTATCTTGAGGAACTTTTTCTTTTAACCAACTATTAAGAACTCCGAAATAAACAAGATGTTCACTATCAATAAGATATAGGTCATTATTAAAATTATCTTTATAAGGTTTAATACCAGAATTTTGTTTTAATTCTATTGCTTTTTCTTTTTTAAATTTGATTTTATACATTTCAATAAGATTGTTATAACGATCACGAGCTTGACTTGTAATTAAAGCATCATCTCCAATAAAAGAAATTAATCCACCATTATCTTTTTGATATTGCTTTGGTGTGGTTGCGTCATAAGAAGATTTATCATCTTCTATTTTATTTGGTGTTACTGTTGCGCAACCAATCAGAAGAGAATTAAGAACTAATACGCTTACGAACTTCTTCAAGATTTTTCTCCTGTACTTCTTTTTCTATTTGACTTTGGTAGTTGACTTCTTTTTGAGCTTCTTGACGCTCTTTCATTTCTTTTGTATTCTTTGCGCCGAATACATTATTAATTGCTGAGAATATTCCAGATACTGCTGATAGTAATGCTTGCAGTATTCCAGTTGGCATAATTACTCTACGTAACTTGCTGTAGCATCTTTACATCCAGATGCAATAGCGTTAAGTACCTTGATAGCAAGTGCAGTATTACCATCTAATCTTGCAAATTGTTGAGCGTAGATATCTTTAATAACGCTAACGTAATTTACCCAATGAGTTTTTTCTTCTGGAAGATAATCAGTTAAAGCTTTTTGAAGTTGATTTGGAGTTGGAGCAGTTCCAACTGTTAGTCCTTCAACGATTGCTGCGACATGGTTAATCATCTTAGCCTTTTCAATTCTATCATTACCAGAAACAGCTTGATCAAGAACAACTGTACAGGCTAATACAACTGCTGGTTTAACATATGGAAGAGCATTTGAAACACTTGTTGCTGGATCAACTTGACCAGTTGGAGTTGTAGCACAAGCACCAAGAAATACGCTCAAAAGAGCAACTGCGACTAATTGTAATTTATTCATATATTTTCTCCATTTGTTCTATCTTTTGCTTCGGTTGTTTGAGCTACTGTTCCACCAGTAACTGCTGCATCTTTTACTGTTAGTGCAAAAACTATTCCAGAAACAACTGCAATTAATTTTGAAATTCCAAGAATATAAACTTCTGCTTGATCTGGAAGAAAAGCTACTAAACTTGGATCAGAATGAATTGCTATTGCAGTGCAAACTGCTACGACTGTTGCTATTCCAGAACTACTAGAACGCCAATTAGGGCCAAATATTTTAGATAGCATAGTTTTCATAATATATTACACTATATTATAATAATATATAATTTTAAAATCTAATATTAATTATAACAATATAATATAACTTTATCTCTAACGCTTGTTGGATTTACTGTGTATGATGCGTTTAGACCTAAAGAAGCTACAACTAAATCTCCAGCTGTTACGTTAATTGGACTAGAAAATGTTGTCGTATAATTTGCTGGTAGTGTGGAACTTGAACTATCAATAGCTGTTGTAACTGTTGCTATTTGTACTGGACTTGATGATGTATTAATAACAAATCCAGTTGAAGGTAAACTGCTTGCTGTTCCAGGGGTTGCAACGAAATGTGTCCATGATGCTTTTCTAATTTGACAACTTTCAGCAATTGGTATTCTTCTTCTTAATCCTCCTGCTGATTGGTTATATCCAAGATCATTTATTCCAAAATAATTATGACCTTGAACAGGACCGTCCTGTGAATGCGTTAATTCAATTGTGAAAGTATTATATGGAACATCTTTTATTCGATATGTACCACTTACCATATTCATTCCAGAAGCATCTATTCTTGAAATAACTTTATCTGCAGTTGTTCCTCCTGCATGAAATTCTATAATTCTATTAGGAGTTCTTGTTCCAATATCTAAATCTCCACCATCTATAAATAAATATCCATCTAGACCAGTTGCATTATTATAAGCTGGATCATTATATCCAACATTATTAATTCCAAGATTAATAAAATTACTAGAATCATTACCATTATTGGCGGTAAGAACTAAATCTGAACTTGCATTTAATCCGCTTGCTCGATTTTGAATATTAAGTTGAATATAACTATTTCCACTACCTAGTACAGTTAAAGGATTATTTATTAATGGTGCTGCTGGCGTAGATCCAATGGAAAAAATTCCAGTTACCCCACTAAGAGATAATAATGAAAGACTACCAGCGGATAATCTTCTAAGCTCTCCATTTACAACGCTAAGTAATGAATTAGTTGAAGTTATATCTACTGATTGTATTGCTGGAAAATCTTTTACATTTTTACTAGGCATATATTATTTTACACTTAATTTTGAAGTATATAAGTATTCCCCCATGTTAAATCATATTCAACTGCATTATCTGTTCCAAGTAGACCAGATACTAATCCATCAGAAGTTGCTTCTAATAATCCTGATAATGAAGAGTAAAGCACATTTCCAATTGCAAATACTCCTCTTCTGCCAAAATCTGGATCAAGATCAAAATCAAAACTTAATGTTGCTGTTTTATTGCTTCCGATTGAAGAGTCATAATTAATATTAGTAAACTTACAGCCACTAAAAGTGAACTTTGTTGGATATACTCCATTTCTATTGGTATTAAAATTAACAACAATATTATAATCATCATCATTGTTTAATGTATTAAAGAATGAACCACTTAAATTTTCTTTTACAACAAAGCTAGTATTTAATTTTCCATTAACTGGAAACTCTATTTTTCTTAATAAAGGAAATTTATAATTTACTGATCTATAGGCTTTTCTATTAAAAGATAATGTATAATCTAAACTTTGAATTGTATCAGTATAAAATAAAACTCCAGTAGTATTATTTGTATAAAAAGTAACATTTGCGTCTCCTGGTAGAAGAATATTTTGTCCACCAATTGTATTTTGATTTAAATTTAAAGCTTTAGGAACAACTATTTTATCAGTTTGAGGTTGATTTACTCCAGATTTTATGTCAAGAATTGAGTATCTTATATCATATCCACTTGTATAGAAAATTATATTATCTGAAACATAACTTTGATTTACTGTTGGTAAATTTCCTACTGAAACATTAAAAGCATATTCATTAAGATATGCATTTTGAAAATGTAATAAGCCATAATTAATACTATTTGGATCTAATACATCTGATAGAGTAATTGGATTTATTGAAGTATCATTTAAATCATAATTTCCAAAAAGATCATCATCATTTTTATTAATAACTAAATAAAAATCTCTATCATTATAAAGTGAATTATTAGAACATAGAGATGAAAACATTGCTGGTTGAGTAGTAGAATTAAAAGTAGCTACATCAAAATTTAATCTATTTTCATTTGTAACACCATCTGGAACATATGAAAAATTAAAAGATACTTCTGGTGGTCCAGAAATTCCACGAAAAATATTTTGCTTTTGACCAAATCCTTGAGCATTTGCTCTATTTTCTTGTATAGAATAATTAAAGTTTTGTACTTTTTCTAATCTTTTAAGTATTTGGTAACCATTTAAATAATAAGTAGAGCTAGGATTTTGTTCTCCAGAATATGGAGCAAAATATAAACCTTCTACATTGTAGATTATTCTATTTCTAGCCATTTACCTTAATCCTTATATAGGATTACACTTTTTAAGCTTTACTATGATACAACAATGAAGCTATGTAATTTGTTACTTGATGTTCAGCTGCAATCTCTTGAATATTATTGATTTGCTCTTGATTTTGATCAAAAGGTTTTTCTATATATTCTTCGATTTTGGCTGTCCAATTTTCTGGAACTTCATTAGCTATAATAATTTCAGATATATTTTCTGCGTTTTCTTTTTGCTGATTGCTTAATTTTTTAACATTAAATTTCTTCCTAACAGCAGATTTAACTTCTTCTTCTAAGTTTTGAGATGCTAGAATATTATCTTTAATTTTAAGAACTGAAAATGAAGCTTTTGCGCCAATTGGTTTTACATTTTTTGTAGATTGAGGTATTCCAGTAGAACCTGATGGTCTACCAGCTTGACCAGCTGCACTTCCACCAATAAGTGGTTGATATAAACCTTCGTCTCTCAATTCTTTGAATTTTCTTTGAGAATCTATAGACTCTTCTTGAGTTGGTAATCTTCCAGTGTCGATTGCAGCTAATCCTTCTTCTGCAGTTAATACTCCTAATTCAACTAGTCTATTATAAATTCTAGAATATTGCACATCATCTTTAATATCAATATCTTGGAATGTTGGAGTTGGGAAATTCTTAAAACCAATATCTTTGCTCATTCTTCTAATTTCTGGAATCAAGAATTCATTAATAAAGACTTCTCTGGCTTGTTTTAATCTTTGAACGAATACTTGAACTTTAATACTTGTATTTGCAAATTTTTCATTGCCAATAAGAATATTATTTAATCCAATTTGAATATCGCGATCTACTACTTCATACTTTTGTGGTCCAATTAGATTACCAATATCTGGAATAACGAATTGAGCTTTTGTTGTATAGTCCGCAATAAGAACTCTTCCAATACTTTGGTTCTCAAATAGTTGTTGCATCGCTTGAAGATTCTTTTGGTTTACTCCACCTTTATCAGGAGTATCTCCCATTGTAACTAATAGAACTGCTTGTTGCATTGTTCTTGTTACTGCCATATCCATTTTTTTCATTTCTAGTTTCCAGTTAATATCATCAAGAACTGGAAATCCCATTGGAATAGAAAGTGGCTCGTAATCTTGCTTCTTATAAAATACTGCTGCGAGTTTACTCTTATCTAATGGCACAAGGATATAAGAATTGTTTTTACTTTTAATCTTATCTTTTACATCTTGAGGAAGATTATTATAAACTTCGGTATCTTCATCTGTTTTTGGATCTCTTAGTCTTTCTAGTTCATAATCACTCAATAATTTATAATAAACATTAAAAGCATAATTAACTGTTCCACCAACATAGATATCTGCTGGATTAATAATAGTATATCTTGCTGGAAGTTTTACTGATCCATCTTGGGCGATTGATTTTAATTTAGAACCGAAAGTTTGAGTTATTTTTAAAAGTTGTTCACTGGTTAAAGAGGTATCAAATCTGTAAGTGAATACATTTCCACTTCTATAGTATTCTCTAAAGAATTGATCTTGGAAACTTGCTAGATTAATTTTCTTGAAATATGCTTCAAAAAATTCTCTTGATTTTTGACTTCCACCAGTTAAATAAATTGGACTATCAGAAAACTCTGTCATTAAGTCGATTGTATTTCTAAAAATACCTACATTATAATAAGCCTTTTGACACAAAATAATAGCATCTCTAACATCTAGAGTAGAAAGATTTCTGACATAATTAGAATATCTAAAAGGAATAATACCTGTATCAATATTAATAAACCTATCAGTTCTTTCAATTGTTGAAGAAGCATTTCTACGCATAGTAGTTGAGCCTCTAATTTCTGCTATTTTTGCTCTTTTCTTGTCTGATGCATCAGTTCCATATACCATAAGTGGTGTTACTTGGTCTTGAGGTTGTGGTAATTCTACTGAGGCTTTTGTTTCTTCAATTTTTGTGGTTTTTTTACTCATATATTGCTAAATATTACACTTATTTTATCATTATTGGGGTGAAAGTCTGAGATATTTCCTCTTTTGGAGCTGTCATTATATCATAATAGCACTTTAAACCCCAATTTCCTAATAAAAGTGCAGAATAATTATCTTTTCTGGCTTTATTAGATGAACTGCTTCGCTTCAAGTGTTGGGGCAAATCAAAGGATTGAGTACCTCTAGCTGTAGATGAGTGTTCTACTAGAGTACATTGTTTTTTAGTTTGATATATAAAGTCATCTTGATTTTCAATAAAGTCTAGAGTAGACCAATCTTTCTTTTCTTCTGTTTTCATTAATTCTAGTGGAATACTTTGAGAGAATACAGTTTCAAAGAAGTTATCATTCGCACAAGTTTTACTAGCAAACCATATTTTCTTATAATCAATAGAGGCTTGCAAGTGTTCATTAGCTTTACGAATAAAGTTACTTGTAAAGACTTGATTAAAAGCTATTTTTTTTGATTCTAG